CGGCCGGTCGGTGGATCCGGTTGGCCGCCGATCGGTGGGCTGCGGACCTCAAGCGGCCCGACCTGGTCATGGACTGGAAGCGGGTCGAGCGGGTGGCCGAGTTCTGCCGCGGGTGCGGCCTGGTCGGCGACGACCACGACCAGGACTACGAGCTGCTCGACTGGCAGCTGTGGGTGGTGGCCGGGCTGTACGGCTGGAAGCGGAAGGACACCGGCGCCCGCCGCACCAAGTTCGCCCTGGTGCAGGTCGGCCGCGGGGCGGGCAAGACGACGTTCATGGCGGCCGTCGCCCTGTACGACCTGACGACGGGGCCGGGCCGGCGGGTGGACATCATTGCCAACAAGCGGGACCAAGCGACCACGCTGCTGAACACGGCCAAGACGATGGCCCGTCGGGTGGACGGGGACCTCGAGCCGCGGCAGTACACGGTCGAGCGGAAGGACCATGACTGCCGCCTGCAGGCCCTGACCTCGAGCGAGAAGAGCCTTGACGGCCTGAACCCAAGCCTGTGGATCGGCGACGAGGCCCATGAGTGGCGGGGGCGTTTCGCCACCAAGCTGACCACCACGGCGGCCAAGCGGAAGGAGACGCTGGGCGTGGTCATCTCGACGCCCGGCAGCAACCCCGACAACTGGTACGCCGACGAGGTCAAGACCGGGCAGGCCGTGCTCGAGGGCCGCCTGCAGCTCGACGCCAACCAGTACTGGCTGTGGGGTGTCGACGAGGCGGACGAGCTGGCCGACGAGAAGGTCTGGCCGAAGGCCAACCCGGGCCTTCCGGTGCAGCCGACCCTGCAGGGCATCCGGGACCTGTGGGCGGCTCACAGCGTGTCCAAGGTCAAGCAGGACGAGTTCGCCCGGTACCAGCTGTGCCGCCCGCAGTACGGCACCGGGGCGTGGCTGAACATGGACTACTGGTCAGCCGATGCCGTCGAGCTCGAGGCCCTACGCGGGCGTCCTGCGTGGCTCGGGCTCGACCTGTCCAAGAGCTTCGACATGTCCGCCCTGGTGGCCTGCGTGCCGCTGCTGGACGGCCGGTTGGCCATCGTCGGCAAGTACTGGTGGCCGCAGGAGAGCGCCCGCGACCGCGAGGTGGAGTACGCCATGCCCCTGCGGCGGTGGGAATCGGAGGGCCGCATCTGCCTGACGCCCGGCCGCGAGGTCGACTACCAGGCGATCCGCGACCAGGTCGCGGCGTGGCGGGCGTTCTTCGACGTCCGCAAGGTGGCGTTCGACAAGTGGGGCTCGACGTACCTCGCACAATGTTTAGTCCATCAAGATGCGGTGCCGCTTGTCGAGTACCCGATGACCATCGCGACGCTCGGACCGGCGTGCCAGGTGTTCCAGAACTACTGGGTGTCGAAGCGCATGGTGTTTCAGGCGGACGAAATATTTAGGCGAGCATGCGCCGACGTCGACGTGTGGCACGACAACAACGGCAACCTGCGTCCGGTGAAATCTGGCCGGAAGTGCATAGATCCCTTGATGGCCGGGCTGATGGCGGTACACTCGTACTCGCTCGAGGCAGGTCGTCCGCCGTCGGTGTACGAGGCCTCGGGCATTCAGTAGCTTCCGTGGGGGCGGCTACAACACGTGTCCGGGGGCGCGATGCTGAATTGGCTTCGCGGTACGTTGCAGCGCAGATCGGCACCGAGCGTCTCGACGTTCGGGTGGTGGCCTATCTCGTCCGCAGCGGCGCCGGACCTCACAGAGCAAGGCGCCCTGCGGATTGCCGCGGCATATCGCGCGGTGCAGCTGATCAGTGGTGACATCGCCCGGCTGGGCGCCCGCGTCGAGGGAGGCGCGGGCGACCTGCTCGAGGGCGATGCCTCGCGCTATCACACGCAGTTTGAGTTCCGCAGGGCGATGATGGTGAACGTCCTGCTGTACGGCAATGCGTTCGCCTACGTCGCCCGCGACACGCGTGGCCAGGCGGTCGAGCTGCAGCTGCTGCTGCCCGAGGAAATCACGCTCGACACCACCGGCGGGACGGTCCGCTATCGCCATAGCCGCATGGGGCTGCTTGAGCCTGAAGAGGTCTTCCACGTGAAGGCGCTCGGCTCGGACGGCATCTGGGGCAAATCGCCGATCCGCACTGCTCGCGACTCGTTCTCGCTCGGTCAGAACCTTGCCCGCACCGGAAACGCGGTCTTCGGAAACGCCGGCGTGCCCAAGATCGCTCTGGTGCACCCGGGACCGCTCAGCCCCGAGGCGCAGCAGCGGATCGCTAACTCCTACATGGAACGGCACGCGGGCGCGGACAACGCCGGGCGTCCGATCGTGCTGGCCGAGGGCATGAAGGTCGAGACGATCGGCGGCACGCTTGAGGACAGCGTGTACGTGCAGGCGTCCAACTTCACGGTGCAGGAAATCGCCCGCATCTTCGGCGTGCCGAACGCCTACCTGAACGACACCAGCAGCTCGAGCTTCAGCGGTCTCGAGGCGCTGATGCGGATCTACGTCGAGGGCTGCCTAGCACACTGGGCCGAGCAATGGGCACAGGAGTACCGCCGCAAGGTCATGGGCGGCGTCGGCCGCGTTGTGTGGGACTTCGACGTGCTGCTGCGTCCGACCCTCGCCGAGACGATGGCCGCGCTCCGCACTGGCGTGGAAGCTTCGATCATCACCAGGAACGAGGCTCGTTCGCGGCTCGACCTCGACCCGGTCCCAGACGGGGACGAGTTCATCCTGGCCAAGAACATGGGCACCGGCGGCGGCACCACCAACGCCGGCGATGACACCAGCCAGACGGCGGGGAGCGTCAATGACTTCACGGCTTGAACGTCGCCTTGCCCCGGTCGCCCGCGAGGGGAACACCCTCACCGGCTACGCCGCGGTTTTCGGGGTGGACAGCCAAGAGCTGTACGGCCCCCGCGGGCGTTTCATCGAGCGGATCGACTCGCGGGCGTTCGACCGGACGCTGCTCGAGAACCCCGACGTGCTGCTGCTCTACAACCATGAGCCCGGGCAGCTGCTCGCCCGCCGCACGTCCAAGACGCTCCGCCTCGCGAGCGACGCCAAGGGCCTCCGCTTTGAGGCCGACCTGCCAGACACCACCCTCGGCCGCGACGTCCGCACGCTCCTCGAGCGGGGCGACCTTGACGGCCAGATGTCCTTTGGCTTCTCGGTCCGCAAGGACGAGTGGCGGGGACAGACCAGAACACTCCTCGACGTCGACCTAGTCGAGGTGTCCGTAGTCATCCAGGCCGCATACCCGCAGACGGAATCGGCCCTGAGGTCAACCACCAACAACGCCCGCGTGCGACGAGCCCGCGAGCTGCAAATCCGGAGCATTGAGTTATGGCAACCCTGAGCATCCGCCACGAACTCGGCACCATCGCTGCCGAGATGCGGAAGGTGAACGAGAACAAGGAGGGCTGGTCCGCCGCCGAGGTGGAAGAGCGTTTCGACGCCCTCAACAAGCGGGCGGCCGCCCTCGAGCAGTCCGTCCAGGACGAGGCCCGCACCAAGCGGATCGAGGACCTGGCGACCAAGGCGAACGACATCCAGCTGCGGACCGCACCGGCGCCCGTCGCCCGTGCGACCCGCACCGGCCCGACCGCGTCGCCCGAGTACCGGGACGCTTTCTGGCGTTACCTGTCGACCGGCAACATGGCCGAAGTCCGCGCCATCACCGGCAGCACCACGAACATCGGCCTGCCCGATGACATGTACCGCACGCTCGTCGAGAAGCTCTACCAGCCGACCAACCTGCTCGGCCGGTTGAACCGCCTCGCGGTCGACGGTGACAAGAAGTTTGCCATCGGCAACGCCCTGCCCACCTCGGCGTTCGTGGCCGAGAACACCAGCATCAGCGCCTCGGACCCGAGCTTCTCGGCTCAGGTCACGGTGGACCCGGTGAAGCTCGTCTGCCGCACCACCGCCAGCATCGAGGCCCTCGCCGACGCGGTCGGCAACCCCGACATGCAGGGGTACATCATGAAGCAGCAGGCCACTTCGATGTCGATCCTGCTCGAGCAGGCGATTGTCCGAGGCGGCGTGTCGGGTGCTTGGACCGACGGCCTTGAGAAGGCCCCGGTGACCGCGAGCCAGACCGTGGCCGTGACCGGCACCTACTCGGCGCTCACCGGCGACAACATCATCGACGCGGCCCACAAGGTCGCGCCGCAGTACCGCACGGGCAACTTCTTCTGGGTGATGGATGACACCGCCCTGAAGACCATCCGCAAAATCAAGGCGCCCAGCACCACCAGCACCGACTACATCTGGAAGCCGGACCTCAACGGCGGCCTGGTCGGCGGGTTCCCGGGCACCATCTACGGCATCCCGTACGTGGTGTGCCAGAGCGTCGACGCTGCCGAGACGACCAACGCCCGCATCCTCATCGGCAACTTCGACTACGCCACGTTGTTCGAGCGGCTCGGCATGCAGATGCTGGTCGACCCGTACTCGGGCAGCTCGACGCTGGCGGTGAACCTCTACACCTACGCCCGCTTCGACTTCAAGGTGCTGCTCGCCGAGGCGTTCGCCGGCATCACCTTCAGCACGGCCAACTGATAGGGCCTTCCTTTCTACCTCCCGGGGGCGGGGCTTCCCGCCTCGCCCCCGGTTTCCCATGCTCTGGATCCCGCTCGACAACCTCCGGCAGGCCCTGCGCGTCGAAATCCGAGAGGACGACGCCGAGCTTGCGCGCCTCGTCAAGGCGGCCAAAGACTACATCGAGCACCGCACCGGGCTCACGCTCGGGACGTCGACCAAACACCAGTACCTCAGCGCCTTCAAGGATTGCCTGATTGCGGGCGCTCCCAACGTCACCATCACCTCGGTGGCGTACGAGAAGGACGGCGTGGCCTCGACGCTTGCCGCAGCCGACTACAAGCTGCGGTACACGGACGGCCCCTTGGCCATGCTGGTCTTTGACACGGACGAGACGGCCGATGACGGCACCGTGGACATTACCTACACCTGCGGCTACGGCAGTGCCGTCCCGCATGACCTGATGCAGGCGGGCGTCGCCCTTGTCGCCCACTGGTTCAGCAACGTGGAGGCGGCCGCCGCGGTCGACCTCCGGCCCGTGCCGTTCTCGGCCGAGGTCATCATCCAGGCCCGCAGCGTCCGGAGTGCCCTCCGATGATCGCCTGCGGCCTCCTGAACACCGTCGTGGGCATCATGCAGCCCACAGACACCACCGACGCCCTCGGCCGTCCAAACCCGTCCTGGGCGACCAAGACGTACATCCGGGCCGAGGTCCGCGACGTCGGTGCCGTCGAGGGCGAGTGGGGGGGCGGCCCGGCTGTCATCCGCACCTTTGACCTGGTCTGCCGCTGGCCGACCCTCCAGCGGTACGGCGTCACCGAGCGGTGGCGGGTGGCTTTCAACGGCCGGATCTGCAGCATCGTGGCCATCCAGGACATGAAGAACAAGCACCGCACCGCCATCGTCCGGGTGGTGGAGGTGGTCGAGTGATCGAGAAGGCCGTGTACTCGATGCTCACGACCGGCACGCCCGGCACGGCCCTCAGCACCGCGGTCGGCGGGCGGATCGCCCTCGGCTCGAGGCTCCAGACCGAGGGCCTCCCGTGCGTCTACTACGACGTCACGTCGGACGACACGTTCTCCATGGACGGCGTCCAACGCATGGCCACGGTCGAGGTCCGGTCCATCGCGGATGAACCGCTCGCGGCCTTGACCAACGCCGGTCTGGTCAAGTCGGCCGTCCGGTCAGGCACCTTCTCGTCGGTCGTTATCCACACCGTCATCTACAAGGGCAGGACGCTCGAGGCCATGGTGGTCGGCGAAGGCGACGAGCACCGGCCATCCGTGGCCCTGTCCACTTTCGAGGTTCTCTATGGCTAACAGCAGCGTACTCGCGGACGCCACCGTGAACGGCGTTTCCGTGTTCATCCTCTCGTCGAACGTACGGCTGGAACGGCAGGCCATTGCCGTGACGGCTCTCGGCGACAGCTGGGAAAACAACGTGCACGGCGTGGCTAAGCTCAGCGGGAGCGTCGAGGTCGCCTACGACAAGAGCGACCACGCCTCAATGCTGTCGCCCATGACCTCGGGGGCCAACAGTCCGGTCACCATCACGCTCACGTGGAACACCGGAGAGACGTGGACCGGGCCGGCCCTCATCACCGGGTTCGACGTCACCGCCACGGTTGACGACGTCGTGAAGGCCACGGTGAGCTTCCAGAGCACGC